TAAAAATAGGTTAGAGCGATATATACGATTACCTGATGAAATAATAAACACATAATCAGTATCGGTGAGTTGACTTAGACCATCATCGATGGTTTTACAATCTATAACATTTAAAACGTGATGTTTGTTTTGTGATAAACGATTTAAATAAAATTGAGTAAACTCCCTCATTCTTCTTTCTAAGAATATGTTAGGAATATGTGTCGATATATGTAAAATAGTAATTTTAAATCCCAAGACTATTATCAAAATTTAAACTTCTTACTAAAGATTGTGAGCAAGAATGTGCGTTAATTAACCATGTTTTCTGAGGGGTGGGTAACTCATATAAATCCCCTTTTAATACTATCCCATTTTTAGAGATAGTATAAACACCTTCAGTCAATTCAATATCAAATCCTTCGATATTAATTTTTATTTCTCTTTGACTTTGCAAGTTTTCTCTCTTTTCTTAGTTTCTTATCGGATAACCCCCTGTTTTCTATATTAACCGTTTCGGAAGAGTCCTTTGACTTCTTAACCTTTTTAGTTTTTCTATATTCAGATTTTGGACAAAAAAACCAAGAACCACTATTAACTAACATATTTGCGGTTGAGTCATCAACTCTTTTAACCGTACCTTCATTGTTTTTAACTGTTTTCATAAGTAATAAGTTTTAAAAAAACCCTCTCAGTAGAAAGGGTTTTTATTTTATTGTGCTCCACCATCAACTTTTTTATAAGGTTTGAGACCTTTGGGTCGACTAGTTTTAAACAAGTCTATTGTATATTAATAATACTATAAGTTAAATCTATTTTCAAGAGTTAACCTAACATTATCCAAATGAATTTCATATTCTTCATTAGTGAAAAGCCAATTAGGAAAGCCAGTTGCTCCAGGAACGGCAATAACCTCCTGAACTAAATCATTATTATACTTTAAGTAAATCGCTTTTTCATCAACATCCTTTAAATTAGACATCAGACTTGTATAATGATTCATTATTGAATTATTTTTATTTGTATGTATAAAACCTAACACGTGTAGAAATTCATGTTTAATTAATAACTCGTCATAAGTATCAACCCAAAATCTACCTTCAACGATAGAACATATGTCAGGGTTAACTATGTTATCATTATTATATTCTTGCTTATATTCTTGCTCATTTACCGTAACCGCTTGTCCTAACCAATTATCGTTAACATCCCCACCAAATATCGACTGAAAGTTATTATGTCCAAATACAATTACTATATCGGCATCGTTAATATTATCAACTACATTAAATTTGATGAGTTCATCTTCGATAATATTATCGAGGACTGAAAAGAAACTGATTAAGTTATTTTTAGCATTAATATTGTCAAATGACTCATCAAAATAAACATCAATTTTTTCAGTACCGTTAAACCCACCATACTTCCATCTATGAGGTTTTAGAAAATAATCTTCACCGTCTGGTTGTGTATATGAATCACTGGCAATATCGAAATAATGTTCAATATATTCCTCTATATTTGATTCAGTCTCTATCGAGTCGATTTCATCAAATCGTAAATATGGTTCTTGCTCACAAGACAATAAAAAAAACATTATCGATAAGTATATTATCGAAAGTTTAAGAAAAGTTTTACTATAATCCTTCATAGTTATTTATATTTTATAATTAGGAGACAAAGATAGTAAATTTAATATTTATATAAAAGAAAAATCCATGAATAAAAAAAAATACCCATATACCTCTTTTATTTGTGGAGGGTTTTTAGGTCTTATTTTTTTAAGTAAAATCAATTCAGTAGTTATGGTTCTCTTAGTAGAACACAGTAATTTAACTATGAAAACACTTTATGGTGTTAATAGTATTTTTAAAATTTTGATATTATCACAAATGATAGGTTACGTTTATGGGATGATTTTAATCTCAATAAAAAAAAAGAATTAACCACCTAACATTAACAATCTTGTCTCAATAGATTTAATAGAGTTGATTCGACTATTCATTTCTGTAAACACTTCCTTATCTAATTTGGCACTAACAACATTAATATTATTACGTAAGTTAGTGACTTCTGTTGTTAGATTTTCTATTTTTTGTGATAACCCCATTAAAGAGTCTGAAGAAGGGTTTGTTGGGTTTATACCATCAAATCTACTTTTTAACTCGGAAACAACAATATTATTTCTTTCATCAAAGCTGACTAAGTTAGTCGCTAATGATAATACGTCTTTCTCTCTTAAAGCCTTTTCCTCATTAATTCTAGTCGATAACGAGTGGTCTACAGATGTTAGTTCGGTCGATTTATTTAAAATCTCTGCGGAACATTTTATTTGAATAGAATTATATCCATCCACAATTAAACTCTTAACAGGTTCTGTGGTTAATTCTTCAGGGGTTCTTTCTCCAATTGTTGATACTCTAACGTTAATACTTTCAACAACATCGTCGAAACTTCTAAGTTTTTCGGTTAACGAAAAAGTATTACCATTAACTTTAGAGTTAATTGTTCTTTTATTGTCAATTATTTCTTGTTCCAATTTCTGAATAACCTCCACTAATTTTTTAATAATATTGTTTGGGTTTGGTTGTCCTTCTTGGTTTCCTTTGTTAAATGTCACTGCCATAATGAGATGTTTTTATAATAATATAAAAAATATTGCATAAAAAAAAGAGGTTACCCTCTTTAATCTATGCGGAGAAGGAGGGATTCGAACCCCCGGTACCTTGCAGTACGCTGGTTTTCAAGACCAGTGCATTCGACCACTCTGCCACTTCTCCTATTAAGATATTCGATACCCGACATACCAAAGGTCTACTCGTATAAACCAATTACCCTTATTCTTACCAAACCCAATTCGTAACATTCTATTTTCTGAAGTTAATGGAATTTTAGTAACCATATTAAATTGCTCTGTTTCGTCTGCGATTGTCCCAAGCCACTTTTTTCGTGCTCCCTAACATTCTTAGTCTTGATACTTTACTGTTGAATGTTTCTCGGACACTATTTAATTGTGTGTTACCGTTCGATTGTTGATTTGATTCCATTGTCATTATTATCTTTTTATTGAGCCTCTTGCCAGACTTGAACTGACGACCTGCTGATTACAAATCAGCTGCTCTACCAACTGAGCTAAAGAGGCGTGAACATATATATACAAAGATAATAATAAAAGACCGTACTTTCTTCTATTTTTTACCAAAAATGTTCTTAAAAAATTCTTTGATTGTTTTTCTCTTTCTTTTGTAAGGAATGACTAACTCAGAAGTGGTGTCATCGATTGTTGTCCAAATTTCCATATGTGAACCCCATTGCTCGTAATAGTATGTGGAATGTCCGTTATCGGCCCAATCCCATCCCCACGAATTTCTTATAATAAAACCGTGTTTATCATAACCAACAATACAAACGGCATGTCCACCTTTAATTCTATTATTTCCAAACGAGGGTACCCAAAATTCAGGTTCGTTAGAATAAACAGGGAATGTCGCATAACACGGACCGTTTTTATATAACGACTTCTTCAACCCATCTATCGTATTAACTTTCGCATATCCAACAATCGTGTGGTTTAAAGCTTCTTTAAATACCTCAGAAGGTATGTCTTCAATGTCTTTCCATTTTTTTCTGAATGACTTATCATACGGTAACCCATATTTTTGTAGTATTTGCATCGTATTTCGTGCGTACATTCCTCTTTGTGGTTTATTAGACCTAAGATTATAAATGAAATGTTTAGAAAGGGTTTTTTTTAGTCCGTAGTCTTTAAGTTCTTGCCATTGTTTCATTGCTGCCGCAGCATATGCGGAACACGGACCATCAATACCTTGATTCCATGCCCCTGGAAGTTCTTTTCGGTAGTCAATTTTTTTAGGTAGTTGTAAATCAGGATTGAGTAATCCTTCAACTTGTATGTCTCTTTCATCGAAGGGACTTATTTCTTCGTTCAATAAATCAAAATTTACCATATGCGCACTTTATATATGATATAAATAGTATAATTTATTTGATTTTTAAATATTTTTTGTTAAAAGTGCTGGGATGCTAGAACTAGTAAGTGTAAAAAAATATTAGTAAAGTGTTATCATAAAAAAAACCTCAAGTCTGTACAACTGTAGACCTGAGGCTTTAAATAAATTTAATACATATAGATTCTACTCTACTGTATTGATAAATATCCCTTTAAGGATATATTTATATTAATAATATAGATTATGTCTAAAATTAACGAGGGGTTTAAAGTTGATAAGTCTGAATATAAAAAGATTTACGACGACGAAAATTATTTATTGGTTGTACCATTAACACACACGGCATCGTGTAAGTATGGTGCAAACACAAAATGGTGTACAACAAAAAGAGACGACGATAGTGATTTTGACGAACACATCACAATGGGTGTGTTAGCATATCTAATCATTAAAAACCCAACCATTCACAATCAAATGTCTTCACAAAAATATGGACTATATAGGGGTAATGGTTATGAACTAAAAGACTTAATAGTTTATGACGAACTAAACAATGAACACCTAAATGGTATTAAATATTTAAAAAATGAGTTTGATAAAGCAGATAGAGATTCAGACGGTATCAAAATTATTGATATTTATAATAAACACTACCAAGAAAATAGTATTGGATTTATGATGAATAGACCTGAAAAAATTAATGAAGACCTATCGATAGAGTCGATTAAACCGTTGTGTAACCGAATGGTTATTCATAAGAAGGGTGGTTTCGCAATGTTATCAAAATCGTCTATGATATACTATACGAAAGGTGGTAAGTATGTCTCATCAGAACCCTTAAAAAACAATGGGTTAAATATCCCTTTTAGAATAGGCGATTCTATCCATGAAGTTATGAAGTGGGTTGAAGAAAACAAATATGAAGTTAAACAATACAGTAGAACCGGTAAATCTAAAAGATTAAAAGAAGATACCGAAGAAAAGACCTACTCCCCATCACAACAAAGATTAATCGACGCCTTTAATGAAACCCCTGATTTGTATAACTTATGTTATATTGTTTTAAGTGGGTTATACGAAGATGATATGTTAGAAAAACATATCGACAATGAAGTAGAACTAAGGTCCATTGACCTTGTTGTTGACGGACGTAAAGGTTATTTTTCCGTTGAGTTTGAAGATGATGACGATTTTTCACAATTTTTTGCCGATGGTCAGACCGACAATTATGAGTTATGGAATGTTAGATACCGACAACCTGATTATGAATATTATTCAGATGGGGCTTGGGACGATGTTGACTCTGAAAGTTATCATATACGAGATATTGATAATGATGACTTAAAAAAATTATATAACGTTCTTATTGAAAAAGGATTAATAGCAAAGAGAGAAAAAATTGAAGGACGCGCCGATGATTTTGAACTTGACGAGTATATCGCGGATACTTTAAAATCGATGTTTAATAAAGATGAGAGGAGACTAGCGGAAGAATACCAAGAATTCAGCACACGTTGTTATGCTGAAGGATTTTCAAAGGAAATGGAAAAAGTACATAATGATTGGCTGGAATACGGGTTTAAAACTATCGGGTTAATAGAAAGAGATGAATTACGAGAATACGAAATACAAGTATCAGGACTTTTTAAATATTTAATTAGACCATCACATAGGGGTTATAATATTCAAGACACAATCGAAAAGTCTAAACACTTGAGGCGTGGTGTTGGTTCGCAATCCGATTTATTTAATATGTCAGACGCCAAATACGAATATTTTGATGACTCAGAAAGAGGTCCAGCATTTACAGAATTTAAAAAGGATTGGGTGGCATCGTTAATCGATAAAATTAATGATGAGTATGAACTTGAGGTTGATGAGTTTAAGGAAGACCGTGTAAAATTACTTAAATATGGTCTCGATATTCTTAAATCCCCCGCTGCAGCTTATGATAATTATAGATATCTTTCAACATGGGACCTTCAACGTTCAACGTATGATAATCATAAATACAAAACTGCTAACGGTGAAGAGTTTATATATTTGGGGTATTCTATAGATACAGGATACCATAGAATTAGTATTGTCAATACAAATAATGATGTGGATTACGGAAGGTCATATATAAGACAAGTCGAATCTGACGATATAATAACCTTATTAACTCAAACCAGTTTAAAATTAAAAGAATCACCTCACATAATTAAGAGAAGTTTGTTTGAACAAGACGAAGAAACAATGTCGTTATACTATGCTATGATGAGTGATTTAGTTAAATATTATGGAGAGGGTAATGTCGATTTAATTGGTTCTCCAGCCAAAATAGTTATTCGTGGTAATAACATTAGATTAAAAGGTGAAACGTTAGTCTTTACCACCAAAGGTAAAAAAGAAATAGTAAAAATAGAGGATTATTCGACTAATCGTCAAGGTGTTGTTTACCCATCAATAAAACTAATTACCAATAGAATACCTAAAACACCCCCAACGAAAAAAGAAACAAAAGTAGTCACTAATGAAAATTACGTAGACGGCACTAAACTAAAGGCATCTCAAAATTTTTGGAACACAATAAAAACCGATGAGGGTAGTGTAAAACAAAAAGGAGAACCCGTATTGAAAGCATATAAATTAGGTGATGGTAGAGTCACAATTGGATGGGGACACACAGGAGCACTTTCTGAACCAACCCCTAAAGTTGGTGATGTAATAACTAAAGAACAAGCGCAAAAATACTTACAGAACGATGCCACTGAATCGGCAAATTGTGTTAGACGTTTTCTAAACGAGTGGAAGTCAGATGATACTACAAAAAATAACCATATGATTACTCAAAATATGTTTGACGTATTAGTATCGTTGGTATTTAACGCGGGTTGCCAAGGTTTAAGAAAATCTAATTTCATTAAATTAGTTAAACAAAAAAAATATAAATCCGCTGCTAATATCTTGCCGAAAGACAGTACAATGATTAATGGTAAATTTAGTAAGGGGTTAATCTCAAGAAGACAAAGGGAATCTAAATTATTCCTTAAATAAAAAAAACACCCTATTGGGTGTTTCTTTTTTTGTGTTTAAAATAAACGGTACTGTGACGAGGGTGTGAATTTCGACTTTAGAGTTTCATATAATTTCTTACATTCTTTCTCTGTTAGGTAGACACAGTTTCCTGTTTCGTATTCCTCAATCGTAATTCCCGATGAATCCTCATCAAATATTACAACACCTTCACTTAACCATTTAGAGTTTTCAGATTCGTAAACATCCTCTTTAGAATCGTTAAAATATTTAGGTGTGTCATTTTCATAGTAATATTTATCCTGTAAACCATACATAGTCATACTAATACCACAGTCAATCGCTTTTTCTACGTCTACCAGTGCAATAAATTCATTCACACTGTGCATGTTATAATATCCACATGAGATATTGATACACGACACAGGTAACTTGTTTTTAAGTTGCATCACGTCGGTAAAAGGGTGTGATTGTTCAATCATCGGGTTACCAAAGGAATTTTCGATGATTGGTTTCATTGTGTTGATAAATTCACCGTTTACTTCATACAAACGAACTCCCGAACAAATCTCGGTAATTAAGTGGTCTCCAGGTGCGTCATACTCACAAACAAATGTTACATCGTTAAAAAACTCGACATCTGCGTTTGATGACCCTATACAACCAATTTCTTCAGAAACAAAGAAAGCTAATTTACACTCTTGGACGTTACGAAGGATTTCTAAACAAATAAAAATCCCTGATTTGTCGTCACCACCAATACCCGTAGGATTTCCTTGGTCGTTAACTGCGTAAAGAACATCGAATTCTTCGTTACCAAATGACTTACCGAAAGTGTTAGGTTTAGTTTTAATCCCTTCAACTACGTTGATGGAGTCTATTTCGTGTACCGTGTCAGTGTGTGAGATAAAACACGGGTACGATTCAGACTCTCCTTTAGTCACATAAATGTTACTAAGTTCGTCTAAGTAGTAATCGAGATTAACCCCACTGTCAATCATATTGTCAAGTTGAGTACAGATGAAGTTAACCATCTGAGACTCATTTCTTGACTTACTTGGTACTGAAAGTAGTTTTTTAAACCTATTTAACCTTTGTTCGTTCATCGTTTATTAATTTGAGTACAAATATACTCTTTATTATTTAAGTAACCAAAAAGATTATGATTTTTTTTCTGTTACTGAAATTTTTTCAGAATCCTTATTTATTTTAAGGGAGTAACTCTTCCCCTCAACAATACCTTTACCTAATACTTCCTCAGCGATAAAGTCTTCTATGTATTCCTGAATCGCTCTACGTATTGGTCTTGCTCCGTATTTGGCGTCAAACCCTTTGTCTGCGATAAAGTCGATGATTGATGGTCCAAAACTAATGTTGTAACCTCTTTCTACAATTCTCTTTGAGAGTTTATTCATTTCAATCTTTACGATTTTACCAATGTTTTCTTTCTCTAAAGCTTTGAATACGACAATATCATCTAAACGGTTTAGGAATTCAGGTGAGAATTCTGCCTTTAGTGCTTTTTGAATTACACCTTTAGTGAGTTCTTCGTGTTGTGAAACTGTAGAGTCTGTACTAAATCCTAACCCCGTTCCGAAGTCTTGTAGTTTTCTTGCTCCAACATTAGAAGTCATAATAATTAAAGTATTTTTAAAGTTAATCTTACGACCTAAACCATCTGTTAAGTGACCCTCATCTAATACTTGAAGTAAGATATTAAAGACATCTCTATGTGCTTTCTCAATCTCATCGAAAAGTATTACAGAGTAAGGTTTGTTTTTAACTTGTTCGGTTAATTGACCACCTTCGTCGTGTCCTACGTATCCTGGAGGAGACCCTACTAATCTTGATACTGAGTGTTTTTCCATTAACTCTGACATGTCCACACGAATCATTGCCGATTCATCACCAAAGATTTCACGTGCTAATGTTTTAGCTAAGTGTGTTTTACCTACACCTGTCGAACCTAAGAATATGAAAGAACCGATTGGTCTGTTTGGTTCCTTAATACCTACACGATTTCTACGAATTGCTTTAGAAATCTTAGTAACTGCGTCATCTTGTCCGATTACGTTAGCCTTTAAGGTTTTTTCTAAATTAAGTAATGACTTAGCTTCGTCACTGTCTAAACGAGTTACAGGAATATTAGTCATATCTGAAACAATTTTATAAACATCGTCTTCAGTAATTAAAGTTCTGTTTTCGTTTTGTTTTTGTTCCCACTCCTCTTTCTCAGTTGTTAACTTATTAATTAACTTCTTTTCTTGGTCTCTTAGTTCAGCAGCTATTTCATAGTTTTGTGTCTTAACCACATCCAATTTCTTTCTCTTAATCTCAGCAACTTGTAATTTAAGGTCTTCGATAAATTCAGGTAATTTAACATCGATTTGCGCCTTTGCACCTACCTCATCTAAGATATCGATAGCCTTGTCAGGTAATTCACGGTCAGTAATGTATCTGTCCGATAAGGTAACACAAGCCTCTAATGATTCTTCGCTATACTTAACCTTATGATGATTCTCGTATTTAGATTTGATATTAGAAAGGATAATCATTGTTTCCTCAGTTGTCGCAGGGTCAACCAATACTTTTTGGAAACGTCTTTCTAATGCTCCGTCTTTTTCAATATTCTCACGATACTCGTCTAACGTAGTGGCACCAATACATTGTATTTCACCACGAGACAGTGCGGGTTTAATGATGTTCGAAGCATCTAATGAACCTGAAGAGTTACCAGTTCCAATGATGGTATGTATCTCATCAATAAAGACCACTACATTATCATTATCAACCAACTCTTCTAAAATAGCCTTAAGTCTCTCCTCAAACTGTCCACGGTATTTAGTACCCGCAACAACAGAAGTTAAGTCTAATGAAACTATACGTTTATCCGCTAAGTTCTTAGGACAGTCTCCTTGGTGTATTTTTATTGCTAACCCTTCCACGATTGCGGTTTTACCTGAACCAGGTTCACCAATAACAATCGGGTTATTCTTTTTACGACGAGATAAAATCTGTGCGATTCTATTAATCTCTTTCTCTCTACCAATTACAGGGTCAAGTTTTCCTTGCTCTGCTAATTTAATTAAATCACGAGAGAAATTATCCAACACGGGTGTTCTCGAATCGTTTTTACTTTTCTTCATTGGAAGTCTTCTACCTCCTCCTTGTTCTTCGAATTCTGTATCCATATATAAAAACTTTTTTTTTGTTTTTGACTCTACAAATATACTACATTTTATCTAAAAAACAATAGAATTACTATTTGTCAGTATTATTAGATTACAACTGACACTTTGTCAGTTAATCCCTATTCGGTATTTTTTTTGACCTAAGGAACCACAAAGATATGTATTATAGTTTAATCAACCAAAACATAACATATTAAATAAATCAAAACGTTTGTTGAATCTTTTAAAAAGATTATTTACTTTTGGTATGACTACAAACGTCTAATATAAACAAATTAAAAAACATATGGGAAAAGTAATTGGTATTGACTTAGGAACAACAAACTCATGTATCTCTTTTATGGAGGGTGGAGAACCTAAAGTTATTGTAAATAATGAGGGAGGTAGGACTACCCCTTCAATTGTATCGTTTAAGGATGGCGATATTAAAGTAGGAAACACCGCAAAAAGAGTTTCCGTTACAAATCCTTTAAACACCATATACTCGGCTAAAAGATTTATCGGTCAGAGATATAGTGAGTTAAATGACGACCATAAAAACGTCGCATATAAAATTAAAAAGGGAAATAACGACTCTGTTGTTATAACCGCAAATGGTAGAGACTACGTACCTCAAGAGATTTCAGCAATGGTCTTACAAAACATTCGTAAAAGCGCCGAATCGTTTTTAGGTGAGTCTGTTACTGAGGCGGTTATTACGGTACCAGCTTATTTTAACGATTCACAACGTCAAGCAACTAAAGAAGCTGGTGAAATCGCAGGATTAAAGGTCTTACGTATAATTAACGAACCAACGGCAGCTGCGTTGGCGTACGGATTGGATAAGAAAGATAAAGACATGAAGGTCGTTGTCTTTGACTTAGGTGGTGGTACATTTGATGTATCTATTTTAGAATTAGGTGATGGTATCTTTGAGGTATTATCTACTAACGGTGATACACAATTAGGTGGGGATAACTTCGATGAAGCAATTATCGACCACTTTATGTCTCTAATCGAGATTCAATCAAACGTAGATATTTCTGAAGACCCAATGGCGATTCAAAGAGTTAGAGAGGCGGCTGAGAAAGCTAAGGTGGAATTATCAACGGCAAATCAAACCTCTATTAGTTTACCTTATATTTCTGCAGGTGCTAGTGGACCAATTCACTTTGAGACTACATTAACCAGAGCAGACTTTGATAGATTAACATCTAATTTAGTTGACCGTTCAATCAAACCTTGTGAAAAAGCATTGTCAGATGCGAACCTAACAATTGGTGAGATTGATGAGGTAATCTTAGTAGGAGGTTCAACTCGTATACCAGCAGTACAGGATGCGGTTAAGAAGTTATTCGGTAAAGAACCAAATAAAGGAGTGAATCCTGATG